GTCCAATCTTACCATACGAATCGAGCAGTCGTATTACGAGGAGGTGGCGCGCAAATTGCCATTGACGTTTTCGGTATCGAAGTACATATTTTACAAGATGCGTAATCAGAAGCATCAGTATGTATTGACTAATTGGAGCGACCCGAATTGCATAGATCATCAGCATTGTACCTGTGACCTTAACGTTGACATTAACATTATGGGCCAACAGCGTATTACAATACCTCGTTATCATGGAGTAGTCCGACAAACTCAGACCGATATTCTTCGAGAGCTCCACATTTTCCTGAACTCAAATTGGGACATCCGTAACGGCCTTTTGACCCCGCACTTATCAGATCCAGATGAGTGGTATTTGAGATATCGCTGTTCCTTTCCTGGTTCCAACGTCTCAGTATTGGCTGCACCAATGCATGTTGAGGGCGCCCCTAGGTCTGTCCATCTTCCTCAGCCTGACCGATTAGTTCAGCGTGATATGCAAATAGCCGAATGCCGGTACTACGGCAAATATTACGGAGTCGAGGTATCTCGTCAGTTTATGCGTCAAAATGTGTGGAATCCGTCTTGCTATTATCGGAATTCAGATTATGTGGCATCGCCTCCGTCCGGAGTTCCTACTCTTCGCACTCTTGCTCTACGTGCACATTCTATGTTCCGAAAATCTTTTGGTAGCACCAATGGTCGTCCTCACGTCATATCTTCCATGGTCGACCCATTTCCTAGGAAGTTTGTAGATGCGGTAATGCACTACCAGAAACCAGTAGTTAATCTTACGTATCCAGCACAGAAGATGTTAAAGGAGTGTTTAACCCCAGCTCTTGATCGTATGTACTCGTACATGGGCACATCTCACTTATTTGGTACTCGTGATTGCAAAATCGATCTTAAGTCACTGGATGGCCTGTACATGGGTGCTTCAGCAGGATTGACCGACCACGACGAGCCTCCAGGTGTCGTCAGGAACACAGACGGTTCTACCACTGTTCGTTCCTTCATTGGTAAGAAGTATGAGTCCTACCCCCAATCACTAGATGCTGTTCTCAATTGGATATGTGATCCGGCTTCGAATGACCTCCCAGAGATTTACTGGTCCATCTCCGCTAAGTCAGAGAATTTTATTGACTTTACAAAGCAGGCTGACGATGCTATTTGGGAAGCCTGGAACCAGAAAACTCGAATCATAACTACTCCGAACACTGTCCATGTGATTCTTAGTCGTCTTTGCTCGCTCGAGCGTCACTTGATAGAGCGGGGCAAAATTCGGATTGGTCAAAAATGGTCTCGAGGTGGGGCAGACATGTTTGCGAAGGAGTGTGGAATGTTCAAGGGTTTTCTGATGGAGTTCTGCACAGCTGA